AAAGTTAAAACAGTAGTACCTGCTACCGCTTGCTCTTGAAGCGTACATGAACCACTCGTACTTCCAACTAAAACAATAGACATTATTTACTCCTTTTGTTTATTTTAGTGGTTTTCATCTTACAATACCACCCAACGGCTACCTGAGCTTACCGTAACTGTTTGACCGCTTGCTACTGTGACTGGACCAGATGACATTGCGTTATTCCCAGCAGCAATCGTGTAGCTTGCGCTTATTGTCTGACTGTTCACCACAATCCCGTTGCTTGCCACTAACTCACTAGCTTGTAGCTCACCTGTACTTGGTTTATATAAAAACTTAGCATTGGAAGTATAAAGTGTTGACGCTGAACCAGACGTAGCTGCAGCGGACAACGGATAAATATTAGTTGAAGTTGTAGTGTCGTTGCTTAACGCTGCACCGCCAACGCTTGACCAAGCAGTTCCGTTGTAACCTTCAAACTCATTGCTCGTGGTATTGAAACGGAAATAACCCGCAACACCTGTTGGTCGGTCGCCTGTTGCACCTTTTGGAACCAACATTGCGTCAATACCGACTAAAGAAGCAGTTACGGCTGGTGACGCTGTTCCAACACCGAGCCTTGTATTTGCGCTGTCAAAGAATAAGTTTGCTGAGTTTCCTAGAGCACTAGTACCAGCACCATAAGGAATACGACCTGTAGTTAGCGAAGTTAGCCCTGTGCCACCATTACCAACAACCAACGTGCCAGCAACAGTAACAGCGCCTGACGTTGCCGAGCTAGGGGTTAAACCAGTCGTGCCAAACGAGATAGTCGTTACTGGTGATGCTGCACTGCTCTGTGCAAGCAAAGTAACAACGCCAGAGCTATTTTCAAAATAGAGCTTGCCGTCGTTGATATTTATCGCCAACTCGCCAGGAACTAAATTTGCAGCCAACGGAACAGCTGCAGCCGTGGTGCTGTAGTATAGCGATATGGGTGTATATCCAGTAGCTGCCATAATTAAAATCCTTTTGCAAAATTATAAGCTGAAAACATTAGAAAGTGCCTCCAGCAACACCATAAATTGTTCCTGTACCACCATTAGCAATCGGCAATATTCCTGTTACGCCTGATGTTAAGGGTAGCCCTGTCGCGTTTGTTAAAGTAGCGGAAGAAGGTGTTCCTAACGCTGGGGTAACAAGCGTTGGACTTGTAGCTAATACTATACCGCCTGATCCTGTTACATTTTGACCCAGTGCAGTCTGAACACCTGTACCCAAGGCAGTAATTCCAGTACCACCAGCGGTAATAGGAAGAGTCCCAGAAGTAAGAGCGGATGTAGAAGTAGCATATAACGCGCCTCCTGAAGTGAATGATGAAAGACCAGTGCCACCTACCGTAGTAGCTAAAGTGCCTGAAGTTACCTGATTAGCATTGATAGCTATTGAAGTGTTGGAAGCACTGGTGATCTGACCTTGAGAATTAACTGCAATCGTTGGAACCGCGGAAGAAGTTCCGTATGAACCATTCGCAACACCTGTATTAGTGATACTGAATGTGGTTCCAGTAAGGGTTAACCCTGTTCCAGCCGTATAAACTTGTGAATTACTAAACTCAGCGAAGGTAATCGGTGTGGTCGTAAAATTAATCGTTCCAACTGTCGTCACAACATAAGAAGAGCCTCTGTTGACTGTGCCGTTTTGAACAAAGAAATAATCATTTTGACTGATTTGATTAACATTCGAGCCATATGTGTCAGCGTCAGTCGCACGAGTTAAAACAGTACCACCAGTCGCCCAAGTATAAATACCATTGTAGGCTTGATTGACTTCGTCTTTAACTAAGATGCGGTTTGTGTTTAAAAGTGTGTAACCATCCAACACTAGCAGTGGTATAGAAAGTGTAAGCGTAGCACCGACACCTTCAGGTCCAGGAGCGTTGTAAGTTACAGTTCCACCTGTTTGGGCTGCTAAACTTTGTGTTGTAGCTGCTTGAACGGGAGCATGATAAACTAGACCTGTTGACGTTTTTGCGTCAACATATTGTTTTGTAGCTGCTTGAAGATCAGCACTCGGGTCTTGAGTCAACGTCACGGAAACTAGTCCAGCTAAAGTTGTCGAAGTACCACCGAGGCTAATTACTGTAGATCCAACAGTTAATGAGCTATTTGTCAACGCGTTATTCGGTATATTTGTAAGCGTATTCGTGGCACCGCTAATTGACTTGTTAGTTAGTGTTTTAGTATTACTCTCGGTTAGAACAGTGCTATCAATAGCGATAGTCACAGGTGTAGAGCCGTTATAGCTCGTTCCAGACAAGCCAGTACCTATGGTCAACGCGTTCGTAGCCACCGCTGTTACGGTAACAGAACCGCCTAAACTTACAGCAGAACCATTGATCGTAATTGCGCTGTTAGCCAGCTGAGCATTAGAAATCGTTCCGCTCAGATCAGTAGTAGGTATTGTAGCGCTAGCTGTCATAGCCGACGTTCCGTTACCGATTACATAACCTGTCAGAGTTCCGACTCCTGTTCCACCATTAGCAACATTCAAAATACCTGCTAACGTAACCGCGCCTGTTGAAGCAACGCTAGGTGTAAACCCTGTTGTTCCCGCGCTGAAAGAAGTGACCCCGCCTGTAACGGAGAACGTATTCCAACCTGTATTTGTATATCCTTCGAACACTTCAGTTTGAGTGTTGTAGCGAATCATACCTGTAGTCGGAACGGCTACTCTTTGAGAAGTGATTCCTCTTGGCAATAACGCAGCAGAAGTTCCAGGAAGAGTTGGATTGTCAGCAATACTGAATGTTGGGTTACTACCACCATTCGGATTCAAAATGCTAATTTGATCTGCAGTTCCTGTGAGAGTGACGTTCTGAAAATATGAGCCACCGACCAAGCTCACCATACCATTACCTGATAGAGTAGCTGCTGATAGAGCTAATCCAGTCAAAGAAAGGGTTGGATTACCGCTAACACCTGAGCCGTCTGCAACGCTTAAACCAGCTGTTCCAACTGCGATCGAACGATTCACTACCGTATTCACAGCCGACTTGACAATGATCCCTGTGAAGGCATTCTCTAGGCTTGCAGACGTTCCGTTCAAGAATAAACTATATACCCCTTGAGCACCGCCATCCGAAGTACCAATACCTAAACCACCGCCAATATAACGTGAGTTAGGTAATGACGCTTGTGCACCGACAGTTAAAAATGTTTGTGTTTGTACAGGGCTGTTAGTGATGTTTGTAATAGTCGTTTGAACAGTTTGACCATTCTGTACGATAGGAACAAGTTCAGCACCTGTGATAGCTGAAGGAGCTGTCGGGAGTTGGCTTATGCGCACATTCATAGAATACCTTTAATCTTTTTCTCTCTAGCTTCTGCTCGTACTTTAATTTGCATTGCTCGATACTCAGGGTCTTTCCACAAATTTTTAATAGTTTCTTTAATTTTATTTCTGTGTGACAAAGACTTTGGACCTTTATTTATTCCTTTTAAAGCTAATGAACGAATAGCAATTGTTTCAGATGAATCTTTTCTGCCTTTGTGTGCTTTGCTAAGTGCTTCGCGGTGTGCTTTCGTTAAAGGTTTTCCCTTTTTTGCTTTTGAAATATTTTTACCCCTCTCAGGAGGAGCACTTCTACCTTTTAACGCGATAGACACTTTTCGACCTGTCTCTTTTATAGTTTCAATATCATTAACAATAGCGGGAAAAGCATGTTTATTATAAGTCGTATTTAAATTTTTTATTAATTGTTGATTTATTTTATGCTCTAAAACTCTACAGTCTTTCCAATCCCCTTTCGCTAAAATTTGACGAGTGAAATCATTAGGGCGTTTTTTATATTCAAGTTTTAAATATTTAGAACTGAACATATAACCATCATTTTCAGTTCCTTTATGAGAACCACAATAAACTTTTCCTGTCAGGTGATCTGACCAAGTGTAAACTATTGCAGGAGAAGATAAACGTTGAGTTAAATTGTTCATGGTGATAAAGAATCTAAATTACCATCAATATCGTCCTGAGAAGTCTCAGGCGCGATACCAGACTCACCAGCCGTAGGTGTTAAATCAAATACGTTAGGATCGTTGACGATATTAGGATCGGTCGTGATTGCATCTTGTTGCTCAGCCACGTCTGCGTCTGGGCGCGGGAAACGAATAGAAATCTTCTCAGATTGCCTAGCTGGTAAACGATACGGGTCAAATTGATCAGAGCATCCGTTTCCGCAAACGCGGATTCCAGGAATATTACCATCGGGTCTGATCTCAGAATAGGCGCGTTTCATCTTGCATCGGTCGCATATCGCGATGCTCAAAACTGTTTCACCCATTGTATCTAACCAGACGCTCATCTTGTATAGTAACTTATGTTAGGTGCAAAATAGATTGGTGACTTGTCTCGCTCTTCTTGCTCAGCTTGACTCCAGTATTTCTCAGCTTGCTGTTCGCAGTACGCGATTCTAGCAGGCTCAATATTAGGTAATTCCATTGCCATCTGATGGGCAAGCATGTTTTGAATGGCTAAATACCACCGCTGAGGGATCTCAATCTCACCATTCAACGCGCCTACGTCTTCAATTTGACGATGCAACCAGAGCTCGAGCTGAGGTTGAATACTGTTAGGCACTGGCCAAAGTTCCATATTTGGCTGTGGAATCGTTCTATTGAACCAATATTGAAGTGGGCGAAGAGCCTGAAAGCTACGATTCGGCAGACTTGAATAGTCGTCACGATTCATACGCGCCATGTTGATTGACAAAGGTGAAGTCCCGAATACGACTTGATAGAACCCCATATTTACGCCTGCAGTCTGAAGTATTCTCCAGTACGGCTGGGTCTGAGACGCTTCTAAATCATAATAAATCCACTGGTTAGCTGTCCAAGTTGTCGCTCCAGGACTTTCAAGAGTAACCCAAGTAGAGTTGTCAGTAGAATATTGAATCTGAATCGTTACAGAGCCTGATACTGCTGGTAGAATACCTACAGTAGTGATGAAAACAGGGTTTCCAGAGCCTGTATTGATGCCGATATTGCCTGTATTATTAGTCAGCTGGCAGATGCTATCACCGATACCATCAAATGCTGCAGCCGTGTTACCTGAAGAACTATACGCTCCAGTTGAAATATTTGTTAGGGTTCTGTAGTTAGCATTGAGGACGTCAACAGTGCCTACGGGAAGGTAATAAAAAGTCTGCTCGGGGATCAATCCAACGATGACTTTATTGATGCACCAATACTGAATGCCTCGGTTGGCAAGGTTTGAAAGCAAGTAGTACAAGCTCTGTTTAGAGGCTTGTATCTGTTCTACGGTCAGCTCTTCGGCAAGTTTACCTGCGCGACGAGCACCGCTATCTATCAAATTTTGAACAGTGATGACTGTTTGCCCGACTGTGCCACTCGTGCTCATTTACCACCCTTTAATAGTTTTTCTTAACTTGCCCACCATCTTTGCAATTCCAACGACGTAGAGAGGCTTTAGCTCTCGGTGCATCGCCTTTTGCGTTTTTTACTACTCCCGACATTCTAGCACAGAATGATTTTTTACGACCTTTTTCTTTCTCAGTCTTAGGATTAGGAGCAGGCGCTTTTAAGTTACTTCCCGTAGCTCTATTCGCTTTTGCTCTACCTTTCGCTGTGAGTCCTGCACCTTGACTGGTTGGCAGTTTTTCACCTCGCCCCACTGTTAGCGACAAACCGCCATCTTTTTTCTTCGCGGTTTTTGCTGAATTAATAAAATCTTGTTTACTTGGAGCGCCTTCTGCTCCTGGCTTACGCATACGCTCACCTGAGCCAGCTTTAATTCGCTCACGTTTTGCGTGAATATTAGCGTAGAGTCCACCACCATCTTTCATAGCTGCTCGCTTAGTCGCGTAAGCAATTGCTACCGCTTGTTTTTGCGGTTTCCCAGCTTTTATTTCCGTAGAAATATTTTTGCTAAATGCCTTATCAGATTTTGATTTGATTAGTGGCATTGTTTACCCGCAAAAAATTGTAACTGCCGCTGCAGTTGGCAAAGTCACATGAATGTTTGTGCTAAAGCGGATACCATTTCCTGGTAGCAAAGTTGAAAACGGATTAGTCGGTGAAGCAGAAATGTTTACTCGCATAAGCACAGTGCCGGATGACCCGCCATCACGAAATACAATCTCACCAGCAGTTCCACCTGTCAATAGTTGATAACCAGCAAGGTTCGTTGCGCCAGCGTAAATTACTCCTGTTGTATCCCTATGCGCCGAAAATACGTTTGTTAAGGTGCTCATAATTTATCCTATTTAAAAGGTGGGAGCCGAAGCTCCCGACCAGTTTAATACTTGCACATTTTTCCGCCAGATTTGAAGCCACTCATACCACCACTCTTCATAGCAGTATGACCGCCATCTTTGTAGCCAGCTGGTTGCTGTTTGATCTGACCAGTTTTCTTTGGAGCCTGTTTTGGATGGTCACCACTGCTCATATTTGAAATGAACTTTGCTGCACCGCCATTTTTATATCCAGCAGGAGGACCATTCTTAACTTTACCGCTTTTCGTGTTGAAAGACTTGGTCTGTTTTGCAGTAGACATATTGTTCAAAAATTTAGCTGCACCACCATTTTTGTAGCCACCAGCGTTGCTATTACGAACACCGCCTGTGGTTTTCTTAGGATTGACGCGAGTTGCTTCCAATCCACCAGCTAGACCGCCCATCGTATCTGGACCAGCTTTGGGTGCACCACCATTTTTGAGACCACGATGAGCTTTAGAAGCAGGTTTGCCCTCATGTTGCTTGAGCTCCTTCTCTACTTTACCCATCTTTTTCATTTCAGCTTTATGCATAGCTGGGGTTTCCATTTCGCCACCTTTTTTACGCATCATTGGGCGAGCCATTGGAGCAACTGCTGGGCGAGCCATACGACGACGTGGAGCAGGCATTTCTGCTGCGGGAGCTACTGGTAAAGAACCACCCATTTGCATCTTAACCTTACCACCTTTTTTGAGTTTTAGCTCAACAGATGGCTCGGTTGTTTTCATTTTAGGCATTGGTTTGTATTGTCCCATTTCGCTCTCCTATTAGGCTTGGGTTACACCGAGTGCACCAACACGAGTAGCGTTTGGTCCAACTGCGATTGCAGGTAGCAGGATGCCCATAACTAGACGCTTGATACCGTCAGTTGCTGCAGACGGAACATAAGTGCCACGAACATCACCTGTGGTTGTTGTTGCGGTAGCAGTTGCGGCAGCTGCAAAAGTTCCTGCGTCTGCTGCTAAAGTGTTGTTATATCCAGCGCGAGCAATATAACCAGCATCAGTCACACGAACAGGAATACCGAGAATGTCAGTAGTTCCGATAGTGATAGCTACTACAGTTCCACTGAAACAGTAATACCGCTAATTTGGTAGAATGCTTTTTTACCATTTACAGCTGTAGAAGCCGATCCGCTAGAAGCGATCACTTCGCTCATTGCTTGACCATAATAGTCATAGCCAGAAACAGTGAAGTTACGAGTCGTTGGGCTACCAGCGCCAGTCGTTACGCTGACTGCGCGAGGAACATCTAATTGCAATACTGTGCCGTTTAGAGTAACAACAGATTTAACTGAAGTTCCAGCGGTCAAAGTGATTGCACCAGCAGCTGCAGGAGTTTGGGTAGCAGCAATGTTATTTGCTACTAACGCTTGAGGAACAGTGTCCCAAACATAGATACGTCCTAGAGGACCAACACCGAGATCCATTTGAGTAGGATCGTTTAATAGCGCGTTGCCGTTAGCAATCATTGTCGTGCTAGCAGCAGTTTGAGAAGTATTTACAGTGTAAGTTCCAGTTCTACCTGTACCAGTGCCGAAGGCAGTGATATAAGTACCATTGGTTACACCAGAGCCGTCAATATATTGACCAACGACTAGTGAGTCGCCAGAAAGCATCGCGGTTACAGTAAGAGTTGTGGTTGCAATAGAACCAGTAAACGAAGCAGACGCGTTAGCGTTGCCAGTTCCCATATAAGTTACAGCTGGACCTAGGAATAGATCATCAGAATATTGAGGCATTGTCTTTCTCCTTGAAAAGCATAGACATTGTTAATTAAAGAAGGGTCAGATTTTAACCTGACCCTTTACAACATTAAACTCCAGGTGTACCGAACATCGCACGTGGGTCAGTGAAGCCCACTTGATAACGCTCAGTTGCCTTATAACGCATAGAGTCGGTTTCGAAATCGCCTTCCATGGTTTTCTCGAGCGCGCGACGCATGAGTAACTTCATGCCTTCAGGCGCATCGGTCTGTACCCACCAGTTAGTAGCAGAAGTCAAACGGCTAATTACTGAAGCGCCTTCTGGCAACAATCCAATCGATTTGATTGGGTTGATGTCGTTGTTGGCGGTACCAGTACGCAGTACGGACTTGAGCAACACTTCGGCTTGGAATACGTTTCCAGGAGCAACAACTAGCTTCAGAGGTTGCAAACGGATTTTCTTGCCGTTGTTATCTACAGCTTGACGCACTTGAATCAACATCTGCTCAAGCGAGGTCTGTGACAAGTTAGCAGCAGTATTCAACAAGTTGCTGAATGTGCCGTTAACGATTGGGTGTGATGCACTGTTAAGAGCAACACCGTCACCACCTGCATAAGAGCTATTGAAAGCGCGGTTCAATACGTTAGCGCAGAGCAATTCTTTAGTTTCAACCAAAGATTGAGCTAAGTGCTTCGCATATACTTGACCAATACGGATGTGGTCACCGTCTTCAACCAAAACTTTGGTCAAAGCAAATGCCAAACCGAACACTTGGTAAACATAGCGTTGTAAGAACAGCACGCCACCTTGTTGATAGGTTACTGGTGAGCCATCAGGCAACTGAGGCGCTGCACCAAAACCATACAACACTGGTTCTTCGTGGTAGTTACGTGGGATACCAGATTGCTCACGGAATACAGTACTCCATTCGTCAGCACGCTGGTCATAAACGCCATCAAAGGCTTCGTTAAGGATTGGTTCTACAATTGAACGGAAATCCGTACTTCTCATCGGAGCTGCCATGTTCTACTCTCCTTATGCTATGGCTGCAACGTTAGCAGTAAACTGCTGTTGCGAGATTTGAACACGTACGATCACATAAGGATCGCCCCAGTTATTATCAGGATATGGCGCAATATCAATCACACGCAAGGTGTTGTTACCGCTGGTTGTTCCTGAAGCAGACATAGTCGCTGCGGAAAGACCTGTGGTAGTAGAACCTGCATATGGGTTCGTGATATCGAACTGACTGCCGATAGCCGTTTGGCTAACAGGACCATCAGATTGAATCTCGTATACGATTTGCTGATCTTGATAAAAGTAAGCAATGATATCGGTACCAGAAGTACTAGCTGGCCAATAGTTGCTTACACGACGACGTCCAGTGGTGTCAGTAAATTCAACGCCAGCGAATGCGCCTTGAATTGTATCTGTACCGTCTGAACGAATTAGAACACCACCAGATAATTCTACTGGTTGTCCTTTTAACAGGTTTTGGTTATAACCTGACGTAATACCGTTGGCTAGCGCTATAGCACGATCCAACCCAGTTGGATGATAAGCTGGGCGCAAACCAAACGGAGCTGATGTTGCTGACATAAAAATCTCCTTTGTAAAAAAGCCCTATTCGAAAACAGGTGCTTTCACAGTTTGGTCAAAATTCATGCCGTCACCTTCAACAGTACCAAGACGTTTTCCGTTACTATCTTTTGCACCTAGCAATTGATCTTGTTGAACTTTGATCTTCTCCTGTTCATCTAACGGAGCATTATGATGCATTTCCATCATGATGTCCTGATAAATTTCCATCGGAAGTTTGTAAAGCAACATTTCATTGCAAGCTACAAAACCTTCATGCTCTCCAGCTTTTACCTTCAGGTGTTCAAAGCCAGGAAGTTCGTCGGCTTTCACTGGGGTATAGCCCATGCGCATGCGTTTGTGTATTGGATCGTATTGGTTGTTTGAAGACAGCCAGCACAAGTGGAAGCCTGGAATCTCAGGCGGGGTCGGAAGCGCTTCTTGAAGCCACTCCGAGCGGAACATCCTACGACGCTCCTCGGAAGAAACAAATTTTTCTTCAGGTGCTGCACGTTTCTGATCGTCTACTGCGCGACTCTCACGTCCAGCATTGTTGTTTTTCTTTAATCTGTTGTCCATCATTAACCTCGATTCTTGTTAGTACGATCCCATTCAGCATACTTGCGAATGGCTTTTTGGCGAAGCTCTGGGTCTGACCACATTCCAGCCTCTTTCATCGCAGCAACGCGATCGGGACTGAGTCTAAATTCATTAGACTTTGTTGTTGCAGTCGTTTCTCTACCTGAACTCGTCATTACTGACCTTGGTCGTTGATGTTTAACACTAGAGGCATTATAACTGGAATTATATTGTTGGGGCAAATATTTTTTCAATCTGTCATCCAATTCATCCCAATAATCTTCCGTAGTAGGGTCATAACCCTCAGCGGTTAGCTTCTTATCAATGACCTGAGCGATTTCTGATTCTTCGTTTCGCCCATGTGGATCGTACCAAGTATTGCGCTCCATCCAATCTGCTGCATAGCGTTGCACCATTGGATCGGGCACTTGGATATTCTGTTGGGGCTGGCTCATCTGCTTCGAAGCCTGATGTTTCAGGTTTTGAAGCGATTCAAGTTTGCGCTTGGAGTCATACCAGAGCTCTTGAGCTTTGGCTACACCTTCGCCATCTTGAGTTTGAACGGCTTCTGTGAGCTTCATTTTGGCGTATTCGACCTGAACTCCAGCGTCTTCAATAGCTTTGTCTACCCTAGCCAGCTCGGCTCCAGAGGTTTTTTGCTCTACTTTAGCTAATCTCTCAGCTAATTCAGAGTTTTTCTTCTGTAGCGCATTAATAAGATGACTGGACTCACGAGCTTTCTCACGATGGATCTGCTTTTTGAGCTTTCTCTCTTCGCGACGAGCTGCCCGTATGGCTTCTCGGTCATCATCTACATCTTTATTACCATCAGCATCTGATCCAGACTCTTCATCTTGAAAGTCATCTTCGTCAGAGTTAGCCTCTATTTGAGGACTTTTTTCGTTCTCAGGTAATTGAACCAAAGCGCTTCCGTCTTGGCTTTCTTCTACCTGCATTTCCATTTTTTCAGTCGAATTCATACAGTTTTCCTTTCAAAACTTTAGATGAATGCTTTAATTTCACGAGGATCGCCTGTGACTTTGCCGATTAACTCATGGTCGTTAAAGAAAGTAAATAGAGCCTTTCCTTTAGCGCCTTTGTCATCTTCAAATTCAACTTCCCAGCGGTCACCACCCCATTTGGGTACTCGGACATACTCACCTACAGCTGCCCAAGCTCCTTCTGGCCAAGGTTGCATATTTTCTCGCATCCTAAACGCTAAAGGTCCAATGGCGATAACTTTACCGATCATCGTGTTCCATTTTTCTGTTTCTTTTACTTCTTCTGGTATATACAGCCCTGCTGATGTTACTTTCTCTTTAACAGCTCTCAATTGAACGAGAACTCTAGCACCATAAGGTGCCATCAAAGGATCTATTACTGGAAACGCTTCTGCAAGCGTCTGTTCGATATCATTCGACATCTTTTCGTTGCTCCTCAAGTAAATTGTTTAATACTTCTAAGGCTTTATTCAAGCCTATACTTTGACCGACCAACCGCTGATAACTTTCGAAATTGACACAGTTACCATTGAGCATGGCTTTCGCAATTTCTTGTTTTTCAACTTCGATTCGGTTAATAAGTTCGCTAATAAAATTCATTAACGACCCCTTGCTGAACCCTTCTTAGGTATCGCGATTGCGATCATAATTCCAGGTTTCTTTGCCATACCACCCTTTTTCAAGGTTGCTACTTTAGCTTTACCAGCGTTGAAATCAACTCCAGCATTGCGTTTGTCGCCTCTGGCGGGCAGATTAGCGACTTTGGACTCAGCGATACCGCCTTTTGCAAACTTCTTGACGCTACCGCCTTTCTTCATTACATTGCCTTCGGTCATGCCCATAGCCATCTTTTTATGAGCGTTGATTGCTTCAGTCATGTTAGACTCCTAAGTTAGATTGAATCTTGTTTTGCGCTTCTATAGCAGTTCTTATTTGCTCTTGCTGTAAAGCAGCAGCATCGCGCGTAAGTTCTGCTGCTTTAATCCTTTCTTCTGTCAAGTTATCTTCAGTGTTCATAAGGACTTTAGCCTGAAGTTCTGCATTTTTCTCCTGACTGATAGCCATCATATCTTGACGCTTGATCTCAATATCGGCTTGATCTTTAACGGTCTTACGTTGGGTTTCAGCCATCTGAGTTTGAACAAGAGCCTGAATAGAAGGATCAAGAGGTTGTTGAGCCTTCATCTTCTGTAAGGTTTCAAGCGCTTGTTGAATCAATGGAGCCATACCAGACAGCTGTTCGGCAGTATCTTGATGGACGTGTTGACCTGCAGCAGCGAGGAGCTGTTGGGCTTCCCGAATGATCGGCTCAATCTTATTGATATTGAATGGACGATCCAGAGCAGCCGAGGTATAGCCGTCCATCTGGTTTAAGTACCAAAGGGTCAAGTGTTGTTTCAAATGCTCCAAAACGGCTGGTAAAAAGGTTGGAGCCATGATTGGGTTACCACCGTACAGTGGGTCTTTCAGGTAATCCAGATGGACTTGGAAGTGAGCGAGGTGATCCTGCATCGGGAAAGCACCTACTGGCTTACCGAGAGTCATCGCTACGTTCTCAAGTGCAGGGTTCATTTCCTTGACATTTTGTGGGTCAGGTAGAACTTCGTTAACATCTGGTAGTTTAATCTGTTTAAGGATTCGCTTTTCAACCGCAAGTCGGTTATAAAGGTCTGGATTAGCCTGAGCTCTTGCTGCAAGGGTTTGGATTTGCGCATATCGTTGACTTTCAGCAAAAATATGGGGGTCGGAGACAGGAATTACGTCTGAATTTGATTTGAAATCAGCAGAAGTAATCTCTAAATCTTCAACAATCTCATTTTTACGCTGTTCGTCTACGTACCAGCGGTTCAAACGCGTCAAAACCTTGAAAACTCTACGTTGCGAGTCATGAAGTCGTGCGTGGATTGACGAAAATACGGCTGCACCTTGCTCGATCAACGCTTGAGTCGTTCCTACAGGCGCGTTCGACGTGACGTCAGCGATTTTTTCTTCGCTAGTAGTGACAACCCCCTTTGCTGCATCGTTTAACCAGCCGAGAAGCTGGAAAAGAACAGGAGAAGGAGGGTTAAACGGCACTGGCATAGCGATTTTACGTACGTCATCTACTCCTGGAGCGCCTTCGATCTCCGAGACTTGCGTTGGCTCAATAGTGGTGGACTGACCTGAGATCTTTGCACCCTTGAGTTTGAGCATGGTTGGCGCTGTGTTAATGTGCGCACTATCCAATAGAGCACGCAATGCGCCAGTAAGAGCAGCAGAAAGACCACCAATGAGGTGAGGCAGACCAATAGCGTAAGCACCGCGCCATGGAATGAACTTAAATTCAATGATCCAATCCAACTTAGTACAGGTGTCATCTCCATCCTCCCAGTTTCTATATAGACCGACGACTGAACTCTCGTTCTCGTCGATCATTAGGATATAAGGAGCTCTGTCGCCTTTTGATTGGGTGTCGTCTTCCAGCTCTAACCAAGTGAAGATATGGAAAACTCGACGTATTCCGTCTATGTTATCGCTCTTTGAACTACGACCTTCAATCTTGTCGTTAGCCTTTTGAGGCTTCGTTTCTTCGGGAGTTTGGGAAGCGATATAAGAGTCAACATCCTTGTAGAGATTAGACTTTACACGGATATCAAACTCTTCTTGGGTAATGTCTTGAACTTCGGTAACTCGCGAAGCGGTGTAGAAATTACCTGATGCAAAGGGTAAATAGACGTTATCAATCGGTACGAACTCAGCGCATGGGCGCTTTTTCTGCTCATCATACCAGAGTTTCAAAAATTGTGAGCCACCTAGAGGAAGCTGGGTGAGCATTTGTTCTTGCTCATCGCGATATTCCTCAATCTGCTCAGTCAATTGCCAGTTCATATAGTCGCGTTTACGTTCAGCGACTTCTACTTTTTGTTCGGTTACTTCCCCGATGATCTTAGTTCTTACGGGTCCATCGGGTGGAAATAGTTCTTTGATGGCGCGAGCTGCAAAATCAACGCAAGCCTCTGCCATGACTGGGTGAACTACTTTAGAAGCACCCATAAACTGAGCGCCTCCAGGAGCGTCATGACCTAGACCAGTACGACGCAAGCCTTCTTCGTATTGCTTGTCCCGCTCTTCGCGAGCTTGTTTGTCTTTCTCGATCAGGTCGAGATACTTGAGAGCGATCTTGTCTAGCTCCCAATCGTCAATCTTTTCAGCTAAGTTTTCGTAGAAATCAGGGTTTTCTTCTGGACCCTTCATATCGTCTAGTTTGACGATCGCGCTACCATCGGGTAATTCTTCAACGCCAGAGTCTTCATCAAACATCTCAAATACAGACTCGTTATCTTCTAAGTTCTGATCATTCTCGACAGGTTCTACAAAGCGATTGTAGTCTTGAGGAATAGGCATTTCTGGCATTATTATTTCCTTAACAGTTCGTAACGCATTTGATCAATGCTCACTTTACCACCAGCATTATAAGTCGGATTTCTTGAGCCGAGTCGATTTTTCAATTCAACGTCAGTCAAACCGCCACCACCAGAAGGTCTTGAGGATGACTTTTGGCGTTGTTCAATTTGATATTTCAACTCTTCAGCGAATCCTGGATCTGTCAAATTGACAACAGGTTTGACAGGAGGAGTGCGGGGATGCTCGCTAGGGATATTCATCGCAGAGGGAACAGGATTTACTTTGCCACCTTTGTTCATCTTTTTAACACGACCGCCTCGTTTAAGATCATCTTGATGTCTGAAGTTTAAGTACTCGTCTGACTTCGGAGCGATGATATCTGCTTCTGAGCGCTCAGGATATCGTTTAGGTGATACACCAAGTTGGTCAGACCTTACACCATGGCGCAACTGAAAGTCTAGAGCAGCTTGTCCGTCGTCATAAAAGTTTCTATTGAATTTATCGCGTTTTAAATCAGAGTATGAACGAACTCCTGTGGCTTGTTCAATGAATCCACCGCGCTTACGACCTTCTGGGGGTTCTCTATCAGCGTTGTCAAGTAAATTTTCAAGTTGACGGAAAACTTCAAAATGCCTGTCAATCAAATCTGCAAATCGATTCATCTCAGCAGTTGATGAAAGATTAAAATATTCAGGTTCATGATCACCGCTCAAAAGCATGTCGTGAATAATACCTAGATGATGCATTGCATTTTGAAGATTCAAGGTATTGACTGCAGGATCAATTTCCCTTAATATTTCACGATATTCGTTTTGAACTTCTTCAGAGTAATCGCGCTCAAATTGAGTGATTGGGCGGTTTAATCCGTCGGTAACGATATCGATTGGAGCACGAGGCGCTTCACCGTATCTACGCTCTAGTTCATCAATCGGGTTAACGGCTGGAGCGGGAAGCTGAGGCGCTGCATTTCCTGGAGTGTCAGGTAGCTGTTGATAACTATAGAGCAAACTTGAAGCTAGCTCGTTCATCGCAGTTGCGTACGTAGCATCACCTTCTAAACCTGTTGCGCTAGCTACTGCTGCTAACTGATTCAAACGCGAAATAAACTCGTCAGGACTTGTATCAAACCTAATACCTTCTGTCATAAGTCTGTCAAGATCTCGTTGCATTACATCAACAATATTTTCAGGATAATTATAACTAGAGGTTTCGAGCGCGTCATCAAGAATATCACTTAACGCTTCTTGATTAGTAGCAGCTGGGCGAGGAGGATGGTCAAATCCGTTACCTTCCATATATTGACGGAGAGCGTTATTGATTTGAGAGATACCAGCAGGGGCTTGAACATTATAGAACCGCATCACTTCCTCATCATACATCGCGCGACCATCAGTCCTACGGATGGCTTCATTGATTGCTCCAGGAGTTATGCGTTCAGCTTGCATGATTTGATCAAATGCTCTTCTTGAACCCATCTCTTCATTCGTATATTG